TCACCAAATGGGATTAACGCGTTTTTCGCTCGCGTGGCAAGCGAAAATTTAGGGGAGTATGTGTCACGGCCAATATCGACCGGATCGTCAATGTTACTATCTCACTGCAAACAGCGTCTATTGCGCAGCAAACCTTTTCTGATTTGTTGTTGTATGGAATATTTACACCCATTGGTGGTGCTAAGGTAGGCATCATTACTAGCATTGGTGATCTTGCTGCTTATGGCGTGACTTCTACAATGCCAATATATAAAGCAGCATCGGTATTCTTTTCGCAGATACCACATCCACCACGACTATACATTGGTTTGTCTACTGGCGCCACTGATCCTACTGCTGATCTTGATGCGATTAAAGCAGAGAACAATAATTGGTATGCCTTTTGTAACGTTCTTCATGACGAAACGAAAGTGGTTAAGGCCGCTCAATGGGCAGAAGCTAATGAGAAACTATTTGTTACAGTGTTGTCTAATGTATTGAACTCTAGTCCTGCTGCTACTGATACTACATCTACTGGCCACTTGCTTATGGCAGGAAACTATTTCCGCACTGCTTGGTGGTATGATACCAATGTTGGCGATTTCCCTGATGTTGGTATCGCGGCCAAGAGTTTCACTAAAAATCCTGGCAGTGAGACTTGGGCTAATCAACGATTGGATGCTGTGCCTTACATTAATACCACAGAAACATTAGCGCAAAATGTTTTTGATAAAAATGGTAATACTTTTGAACCGTTCCGTAATATTTCAATAACACAGAACGGCAAAGTTGCTGGTGGTGAATGGATCGATGTTATTCGATTTAGAGATTGGCTTTGTGAAGAAATTAAAGTCACTATCTTCCAGCAGCTTGTTGATCATCGTATCCCTTACACTGATCCTGGGATTGCCATTATTCGTAGCCGTCTTGTTGAAGCTCTTGATTTTGGTGTCGAGCGCGGCGGCATAGCGCCACCAGAAGCGGACGCTGATGGTAATTTTATTCCCAGCTATACTGTAACTGTTCCTTTGAGTTCAAGTATTTCTGCTAATCAAAAAGCCAGTCGTGTTCTACAAGACATTTACTTTACTGCTAGATTGGCAGGAGCAATTCACGCAGTGATTATAACTGGAGCTTTAACTTACGAGAGTCTTCCTGTAGCTACTGTTCCTGTTATCGCATAGGAGAAAATGAATGCCTTATTCAAAAACTGTAATTAGAACTACAGAAGAAATTGAAAAGATAAAAGAAAAAACTAAAAATCGAATGCGACGATATTATATTAAGAATACAGAAGTAGTTAAAGAACGAACTAAAGGTTGGCGCGCTAAAAATCCTGAAGCTGCGAGAGAACTATTGTATAATTGGAGAAAGGAAAATCCTGATAAACTATATGCAATTGTAAAGCGTTATAAAGAAAATAACCCTGAAAAAGAACGGGCTCATAATGCTGTTGAATGGGCAGTTAAATCAGGTAAGTTAATTAAACCTGATTCTTGTGTTAGATGCGATGGTCCTAATCCAGAAGCGCATCATGAGGATTATAATAAACCTCTTGATGTTGAATGGATTTGTCGCCAGTGTCATCTGAAAGAGCATGGTAAACTGTTGAAGGAGGTTTCATAATGCCTGGGGTGAAGACCTACAACCCCTCACGGGTAGTTGTTGTTATGAACGGCTTTTCAATATCTGGTTTTGCAGACGGAACCTTCGTAAATATCACTATGCAGAATGATGGCATAACTTCGCAGGTTGGTGCTGATGGAGAAATTGCCAGAGCCATTAGCACAGATCGCAGATGCACAGTAACAATTACTCTACAGCAAACTAGTCCTGCTAATGATTTCCTTTCAGGAATGTTTAGTATGGATGTATTGACTTGTGGTGGATTACTTGGGCCGTTGCTTATTCAAGACTTGTGTGGCGAAACTATCTTTCAAGCATCTAAGGCTTGGGTAGTAAAGCCTGCTGATGTTGAGTTTGGAAAAGAGATAATGACTCGTGCTTGGCAGATTGAGACTGCGCCTCCATCTATTTATGTTGTGGGTGGTAACGCTATATCAGCTAATTAAAGGAGGCGCTGAGAACGTGGCGGCTAGACATGAATTTGAATTAGATAACGGCAACAAATTTTATATACGCCGTTTTGATCCTTTCTTATCTCTTAGTGTATTAGGCGAAGTTCAAAAGAAGTTCTTGCCTCCATTGGCTTCATTAATGGAGTCCAATGATCCTAATAATCCTGGCGAAGAACGAATGAAGGCTGCTATGCAAGCAATGGAAACTATCTCCAGAAACTTGGATGGTCCTTCATTGGTGGGTTTAGTTAAGTTGGTATTGAATAAAGAATATGTTTCTGTTTCTATTAACGGTGATGCCCCTAGACAATTAGATGAAGGCGCTATTAATCTGGCTTGCGATGATGTTTTTGAATTGATTAGTTTGGTTATAGAAGTATTGAGGTTCAATTATGAAAAACTTTTTACGCAAGGCAGAACCCTTATTGGACAGGCAGCGCCCCAAGTGGCGAACCAATAGGTGTTTTGCGAGAAGATTTTGTTGACGAATTGTTTATCTGGCGACCAATACTTGAAGGTTTAGTAACAATATCTGAGGTGAAGAATGGAGATGTTGACATAGTTGATTTGCTAAAATTGAATGCGCTAATGGATATGCGGGCTGCTGCCGAGCATCGAGAAATCGAACGCGCCAGGAGCAGTAAGTAATGGCTATTGTTCGCGAACTAACTACACTACTTGACTTTCAGCTTGATGCTTCTGGCGTTGCCAAGTATGAAGCGGCAGCAAATAAGATCAAAGGAATTGCTGTTGGTATAGGTAAATTATTTGGTATTGTATTTGCCGCTACTAAGATTTACGAAACTGTTGATGCCCTTATTCATGCTGGTAAAGAAGCCAATATTTTAGTTTATCAGTTGACTAGAATGGCGCGCGCGGGAGATGATATTGGCGCGGCGCAACAGAGACTATTTCAAATAGCGCAAAATACTGGTATTGAATACACCAAAGCATTAGAAACATATAAAGAATTTCTTAATGAAAGTAAGGAACTCAATGTAAGTCAAGATCAATTACTTGATACTACTGAAAATATCTTTAAGGCATTGCGCTTAAGCGCTGCTAGTCCTGAAGCTATTCAAGCTACTATGGCAACGTTTGAACGTTCTTTCCGAATGGGAAGAATGGGCAGACGCCAATTTGGTATGCTAACTCAACAAGCGCCAGATATCGTTAATGCGTTAGCTGAAGGATTGAAACTAGGAGAGCATGGCAGAGAACAACTAGAAGCAATGGCTAAGGCAGGCACGCTAACTGCTAAAGTATTAATTGAAGGGCTTGGCAAACCGTTAGCTAAATTGAATGCTGATTTTGCAGCCAGACCACGCAAGTTAGGTGAAGCATTTAACTATGCTTGGAATGCTGCGGTTCAATTATCGATGCAGTTATGGAAACTGCTATCAGTTAACAGTCTGGTTGCGAAAGGAATAATTTGGTTAACTGACCAAGTGGTTAAAGGCTTAACCGCAATGACCACCGCTCTTGGTGGTATTGGAAAAGTTTTACAGTTAATTGAAATTACTTTGGCTGTTGTTTTTGGCCCGAAACTTTTAATGATGCTTGCTTCTGCTACTTGGGCAACATTAAGATGGGCGGCGGCTAATGCTTTAGTAATTGCTGGTTACCTTGCATTAGCTTTGGCTATTGCTGGTGTAGTGCTAGTAATTGAAGATATAATGGTATGGATGCGTGGCGGCAAATCAGTAATGGGCGATATGCTAGGCCCATTTGATGAATTTGTGAAAAAATTTAAGCAGTTCTTTGCTGATTCTGATTTGCTCGCCCCATTGCGAATGTTAAAAGATTTATTTACTGGTGATTTTAGTGGCGCTTGGAAAGAACTAAGAACATCATTAAGTAGTGTTAGCGGTGAATTTGAGTTAATGCTTATTCTGGTTATTGCTATTACTGCTGGATTTATGGTATGGCGAGCGCTTAGATTTTTAGGACTAATTGGAGCAATCACTTCAATTGTTTCTGGACTAACTAAGGTTGGTTCTGCCGCTGTGGCTGCGACTAGTTCTATTACTGCGATGAATAGCATTTCACTTGTTGGATTGTTGGGGACATTGGGATTAGTTGCAGGAGCTTTAACATTCCTTATGGGCATTGGTCCTGCTAGTGGTGAAGATCCAGCATTTAGTAAAGAAAAGAATGATGAATATTTACGTAATCATCCGCCGGGAAGTAGTGATACTGGCATCTCAGGTTTTATGCGTCGGTATCTTCCAACATGGATGACTGGCGTTGGGCTAACGCCATCTGTAGTTACTCCTGGCCAAGTAACTGGGCAGACCACGCCAGGAGCAGGAGCAGTTACTACTGGTGATCAAAATAATACTGTTAATGTAAATGTTGGTGATGTTACTGTTAATGCAGTTGGTGATGATTCTACTGGCGCTCTAACTAAAGTATTTGATAATGCTGCTAAATCAGCACTAGATGCTTTGGCTAGACAAACTAGAAATGCTGCACCAAGAACAGAGGCGGCAACGCAATGAGCGGATTAATTGGTCTTGGTGGACAAGCGGTTAATCTAGGCAGCACAGTCTATTCTATGTTCTTTGCAGATAATAAGAAAAGTGAAATTGGGGTTATTGCTCTTGATGTTCTAGTCTCAGAAAACCTCAAGTTGCCATCTGATGTAACCAAGTATCCTGTTGAAACTGGCGGAGAGGAAATATCGGATCATATTACTCAAGGCAATGAAGAACTATCCATTACTGGATCAATATCATCTTCATCTAGTGAACTATTTGCTTTTTCATTTGCGCCTTGCACTTCTAAATTTATTGATGCCATTAGCAAATTGCGATCTATGCACAAAGATCGTCAGCCAATAACTGTAATAACTGGTTTAGGTAAATATGAAGATATGGCCTTTACTAATTTGTCAATTATTCGCAGCAATAGCGGTAAAGATGGTGGCTGGTTAACTATCAATGCTGATCTAAGACACATTAAAAAAGTTTCTCTCAAGCAAGCAGATTTGCCCGCTGAAGATAAAGCGGCGCCAACAGCGAAAGGTAAGACAGGTAAAACCGAAAAGCCTGGTGGCCAAAGCGGTAATGCAGATAAGCCGCCTGAAGATGAAAGTATAGCGCACAAGATAAAGGAAAATGGTGGGAAATATGTAGATCAAGCTAAATCATTTCTAGGACTAGGAAAATGATTGTATTAACTATTTCTGATTTGAATAGTCAAGCTATTGAAGCTATTCTTGATGATGAACTATTCTATATCATACTTGATTGGAATGATAGTGGACAATACTGGGGGATGGGCATTCGCAATTCATCTTATCAAACATTAGTTGATGGCATTGCTATGGTGCCTAATTATCCTTTGCTTTGGCAATTTCGTTATATGGATATGCCGTTGGGTGATCTACAATTAGTTAGAGTGAATAATGATAATGGTCCTCCAACTCGCGATGATATTCTTACAATTAAATATCAATTAGTTTATATAACGCGGAATGATATTTTAGGGATAAACGCACTTGCTGTTTGATCGAGTATATCGTTTGTTGATTGGTAAAGGTAAGGCAGGAGTGGAAATTACTGAATTGCGAATCAATTTCAGTATTCAAAAGACTGCTGATAAAAATCCCAATACAAATAAGATACAAGTATGGAACTTACTTAGCACCACAAGGAAACAACTAGAGCAACCTGATACGCGCTGTTTACTGTATGCTGGATATGCTGAAGATGCTGGCCCGTTAATGATGTTTTCTGGTGGAGTAACCCATGCCTGGACTAAGTTTGATGGACCTAATGTGGTTACCGAATTTGAACTCGGTGATGGCGCCCAAGAGATACGTGACACGGCTGTTTCTTTTAGTTATGGA